TTATTAGATGGTGGTTGGGAAAAGTTTGACCATTTTGTTTTTGTATCAGCATGGCAACGTGACCAATATATTGTGAGATTTGGTATTCCTTATAGCAAATGTAGCGTTATCTATAATGCTGTTGAAAAACAATTTGCACCAAGAGAGAAAAATACAGATACTATTAGATTTATCTACCATACAACACCACATCGTGGATTGGAATTATTAGTTCCTGTATTTGATGCATTAAGTAAGCAATACGATAATATTCATCTTGATGTTTACTCTGGTTTTGAAATTTACGGATGGGAACAACGTAATGAAGCTTATAAAGGTTTATTTGCTAATATTGAAGCACATCCAAACATGACATATCACGGAGTTAAATCTAACGAAGAAGTTTTAAAAGCGCTTGATGATGCACATATTTTCTTATATCCAAATATTTGGAAAGAAACTTCTTGTATTGCTTTGATTGAAGCAATTAAGAGCCAGGTGATTTGTATCCATCCAAACTATGGTGCATTACCTGAAACTGCACAGAATGCTACAATTATGTATGATTGGAACGAAGACCCACAGTTCCATGCAAACTACGCATTCTCAGTAGCAAAACAAGTACTAGAAAGTATAAAACAAAATCCAAACTATTTTAATGGATTTACCTATTCAGATAGGTTTAATCTAGCAAGAAACAGTGTTCAATCATTCCAAGTAATGTGGAACACACTTTTAAGGAATATAACTAATGGCGGACAAAAATAACGTAGTCCAGTTTCCTAGATTAATTTCAGACCCACCAATGACAGCGGCTGAAGTTAAAGATAAAATTTCAACTTATAAAGAAAATTATGCAAATGATTTAGCTGAAATTATATGGGAAAATGTATTACACGAAATGGCCCGTGCAAATTGTGATTTTGATTCAGATATAAACAAATATTTTCCAAACATGATTCTCATTTTTGAAAGTATTAAAGCTTTACATCTACAAACATTGAATGTTGACCATCCACTTCAAGATTTTGCTCAAAAAAATGTAGCAGTATTAGAAAGTGACGAAGGACATGCTGTTGGTGGGTTAAAAACTACACTAACAAATTTAGAGGTTGACAACGACGAAGAAGTATGATATAATATACTCTTAAATTAAATTATGGTAAAATTATGATATTAGTAGACTACAACCAAGTGATGTTGGCTTCACTCTTTGCGAGTATTGGTAATCATCACAACGTGGAACCAGACGAAAATTTAATTCGTCATATGTTCTTAAATTCAATTCGATTCAATCGAAAAAAATTCTCTGAAGAATATGGAGAAATTGTTCTTTGTTGCGATAACAAAGACGTTTGGCGACGTGACTATTTTCCTTATTACAAAGCAAATCGTAAAAAAGGTCGCGACGCTTCAGATATGGATTGGAATAAACTTTTTGATGTTATCCATGGAATCAGACAAGAGATTGAAGAATTTTTTCCTTACAAAGTTATCAATATAGAACGCTGTGAAGCTGATGATATTATTGCTACATTAGTACATGAATATGGTACTGTGATGAATACAGGAGCTGAAAAAATTCTAATTCTTTCTGGTGACAAAGACTTTATCCAATTACAGACTTATGGGAATGTTGACCAATACAATCCTGTAATGAAGAAATGGGTAAGACATAACGATCCAAATAAATACTTAGAAGAGCACATATTAAAAGGCGATGTTGGAGATGGCATCCCTAATATATTGAGTGCTGATAATTGTTTAGCTATTGGTGAAAGACAAAGACCAATGACTAAGAAAAGATTAACACAGTTTTTAACTGAGCCAGAGACAATGGACGAAGAGACAAAACTGCGTTTAAACAGAAACAAGCAAATGATTGACCTGAGCTTGGTACCTCAAGAGTTCAAAGACAAAATTCTTGAGCAATTTAATATAGACAAAGAAATTGGTCGTGAACATCTCTTTAATTTCTTTGTTAAGAAAAAGTTGAAAAACTTGATTACAGATATACAGGATTTTTAAAATGATTAGATTATCTATGTCCGAAGTTCTATCTGAACTTCCAAAAAAGAAAACAAAAGCTGATAAGGTTGCATGGCTTCGTGAAAACGAAAATGTACCTTTTCGCAATGTATTACGTTTAATTTACGACGAGAGTATTGAGTTCTTGTTACCCGATACAGCTCCGCCATGGTCTGAAAACCAATTTGAAGATGAAGCAAAAACTATGCTTTATAGAGAAGCAAGACGCTTAAAAATCTTTATTAAAGGTGGTGGTTACGATGATATGAAAACAATTAAGCGTGAACAATTATTCATTAAACTTTTAGAAGATATTGATAATGATGATGCTAAGCTATTAGCTCATAACATGTTATCTCATACAAAAGTTAAAGGATTGACCCTACCAACATTGTTAGAAGCCTTTCCAGACTTGCTAACAACTCCGATGGATATGCGATAGAAGGAATGCAATTATGCCTAAGCGATTTAGAGATTATCGCAAAGGTGACGGCTGGGGAGATGACCCAAGAAAGTTAGACCGTCAAAATGAAAAGCGTAAAAACAAACGCCGTCAAACAAAACGAAAGCAAAGGCTCAAAGACAAGTATGACTACTAATGTTGCTATACTTACGAATTTTCGTACAGGTAGCACTAATTTTACATTACAAAAAGCTGAAGAATATGATTTGCCATATAAAGGTGAATTGTTTTCGCATGAGCGCCAATTTCCTATTGGTAATTTATTAAGTAGTTCTGAGTTTAATGCAAAATACAAATATAAAGATCGTAATATTGCCAATTATGCTTTAAGTAATTGGAATATATTTGATGAGCTTAGAGCAGGACATCCGGCTTGTTATAAAATTATGCCATCTCATTTTCACAAACGAATGCATCAGCGAACTGCAACAGATATGTTTCAGCTACAAACTGTATTAGAGCATGCTGATAAAGTCTATTATCTTTATCGCCGAGATTTACGTGCTCAAATTATGAGTTGGTTAGCTGTTCGAAGAGATGGCTCGTTTGGACATACAGGTTTTATTACCAATGTACCAATGACTTATAAAACTAAAGAAGAAGATTATGTTAAACGTATGAAACAATTACATGGTGGAGAAATAGTAGGCGAAACTTATCAAGCTACATTTGACGCAGATGACCCTGTATTCCACGCAAAAACAACTATGTCTATACAATCATTGGTTCGTCAATTAGTAGAAAATTACGACGATATGGCTGAAATGTATAAAAGGGTACCAGGTGAACTAGTTTGTTACGAGGATTACTTTGTTGGTGACAAATATAATCCCTATAATAGAGAGATAACTTGGACTGGTGAGCCTGAGATTGACCAGTATGTAACAAATTGGGACATAGAAAAACTATTCAAATAAGGGTTGACATTTACAGTAAAACATGTTACAATATCTAATAATGAATAGGAAAAGGATAAATTATGGACCATAGAACTGATAAATTAATACTAGTAGATTGCGATGGTGTACTACTAGACTGGAAATACGCATTTTATAAATGGATGTCAGAAAACGGCTACGAAGTTGTAACAGAAGGTGTTTACGATGTAGCAGAAACTTTCGGTATAACAAAAGACGAAAGTAAAAAATTGGTAAGACAATTCAACGAATCAGCAAGGATTGGATTTCTACCAGGATTGCGAGATGCAATCAAATATGTTAAAAGATTACACGATGAAGGATATATCTTTCATTGTATTACCAGCTTAAGTACTGACTTTTATGCTGGAAAGCTCAGACAGCAAAATCTAGAAAAACTTTTTGGACCAGCTGTATTTGAGAAAATAGTCTGTTTGGACTGTGGAGCTGATAAAGACGATGGGTTATTACCATATAAAGATAGTGGATGTATCTGGGTTGAAGATAAGCCACTTAACGCTGAATGTGGATATAATTTAGGGCTAAGGTCAGTATTAATTGAACATTTATTTAACTCTGATTACGAAAACGATTCCATTCCAAAAGTAAAAAATTGGAAAGAAATATACGAAATGATAGTAAAATAGTAATAAATAAAATAATGATAGATTGGATATTTAATTAATGCCAACATACGAATTTCAAAACACCGAAACCGGTGAAACCTTTGAGAAAATTCTTAAACTCTCAGAGCGCGAACCCTACCTCAAAGAAAATCCTCACTTAAAGCAAATAATTTCTGGAGCACGACCTGTGATTGACAGTGCTCGACTTGGTCGTATGAAACCCGACCAAGGTTTTCGTGATATACTTTCGTCAATGAAAAATAACAAAAGCTATACAGGAAACAAGATAAATGACTGGAAATAGAAATTTATCTTCCATTAACAAGGAGATTATATATGTCCAAACAACGTCGTATTTCACAAAAGGAGAGAAGAAGACTCACTAAGAATGGTAACGGAACACTAGATAGAAAATTTAGTATGCGACCCATTCAGCCAATCACAGATACTCAACAAGAATTATTTGATGATTATCGAACAGGCTATAATATAGCTGCGGTTGGTACGGCAGGAACAGGTAAAACGATGTGTGCATTATACCTTGGTCTAAATGATATTATGAACAAAGATGAATATGACCAAATTGTAATCGTACGCTCGGCTGTACAAACAAGAGAACAAGGTTTTATGCCTGGTTCACAAGCTCAAAAAGAAGCAGTTTATTCAGTACCTTATGCCGATATAGTAAATGATTTATTTGGCCGGGGCGATGCCTGGGAAATTCTTAAACAGAAAAACCAAGTAAAATTTATGACTTCATCTTTTGTGAGAGGATTGACATTTGATAATTCGATTATTATAGTCGACGAATGTCAAAGCATGACGTATCACGAGTTAGATAGTATTATTACTCGTGTTGGTGAGACAAGCAAAATTATCTTCTGTGGTGACACAGCTCAAGATGATTTAGCAGGAACTAGACACAAACACGATGTCTCTGGTCTTAGTAGTTTTATGAAAGTACTAGAAAAAATCCAGAGCTTCAGCGTAGTAAAATTCGGCGTTGAAGATATCGTAAGAAGTGGATTAGTGAAAGAATATATTATTGCTAAAGAACGTGCAAATAAATTACAAGTTCATACGCCCATCAGCTATGGAACAACCAAATTTGCAGTAGCGTAATAAATAAAAGGAGAGAACATAATAGGGGCTCCGGCCCCTAAACTCCTTAAGGTAAAATTATGACACAACAAACTATAGACGACTACAGACTGACTTGGCTTACTAAACAAGTCTTTAGAGTAAAATTGAGTGGAGCAAGACAATCAGAATATTTTGATTGGATTGACGAAAACGTAACTGAACGTTCTTACACTCATGCCTATAATGCTGAAACTGATGAATATACATTTATGTTTGAATTAGCAGCTCATGCAGATGCTTTCAGAGAAAAGTTTTTAGGCGAATCTAGAACAGTTGACGTAGTCTAAAACAAAAAAACGGAATACATTATGGCTTTTAAGCACTTTGACCATGGTATTGATTTACCACATTTAACTAGAAAAACAACAAACGAAGGAAGACGATACTTTACTCCAGCTGGAGATGCGTATCCTTCTGTTACTACTGTACTTGGCATTCTAAGTAAAGCAGCTATTATTGCATGGCGTAAACGCGTCGGCGAAGAAGTTGCAAATAGAATATCAACACAAGCATCACGCCGAGGGACTGCAGTTCATAAAATTTGCGAAAATTATATTGATAACAAAGATGATTGGAAAGAAGGTGTACAACCCGCAAATATGTATATGTTCAATACAATGAGAACCGTTATTGACAAAAAGATAAATAATATATGGTTCCAAGAGTGTTTTCTTCATTCTGATGAATTAAGGACAGCGGGACAAGTAGATTGTATTGCAGAATACGAAGGTGAGCTTTCAGTTATTGACTTTAAGACATCTCGTAGATTGAAGAAAGCAGAGGATATTGAAGGGTATTTTATGCAAGTATCTTTTTACGCTAAAGCGTTTAATGAGATTACAGGGCAGAATATATCCAAAGGTGTTGTATTGATTGGTGTAGATGATAATGACCCGCAAGAGTTTATTATTGACACAAACGAATATCTAGAACACTTTAAAG